GGATTTGTTGTTCCAACAACTCTTTCCAACCAATCATTGGCTCAGTCAAGTCTTTGACTAGACGCTTGACACCTGCAGGCAAGTTACCAGCACCACATGCCTGAGCGGCCTGCAATACAGCTTCTTTGATTTCGTCTTTGATGGCCTTCTTTTCGGCTTCGCTTAGTTTAGGGCGACCTTTGCCGTCTTGGCCCTCGCCTTCTCCCTCGCCGTCTAGGTGCTCGTCTAAAACCATTTGGGACAATTTGCTAATGTCTAGTTTGTTGGCATTTTTCATCAAGTCATCGTAGACTTCTTCCATGCTCCAACCTTTGTACTTGGGATCATGCAACATACCGCATACAGTAATTCGTTCACCAATGCGTTGGTCCAACAAGTCTGCATTGACACAATAGTCTGCGGCAATGTTCATGATCTTACGATCACGATCTCCTGTACGACCCATATGGTCATATACAGCATGTAATACTTCGTGACCCACAAGGAACTCCACCTGCTTGAGTGGCATCTTGTTTACGAATTCACTGTTATAGTAAAACTTACGACCGTCTGTTGCGGCAGTGGGGCACCAGTCGTCGGCATTGACCAAGGTCATGCGAGTTGCAAGGTTACCGAAGAACGGAGCCTTGAGCAAGAGTCCAATACGAGCAGTGATTAATTTTTCGCGAACCGCGGCATCAATTTTTGGATTGGTAACTGTTACGGCTTTGTCTTTTTCTACTACATCTGACATACAAACTCCTTAATTTCTATAACACAATTATACAATTGATATCTTATCGAGTCAAACTGGTTTTTGGTCAATTATGGCAAAGTTGGCACTTGCACGACAAACAATGGTATTGCCTGATCGAACAATACATTGACCAAATCCAACCCTATTACCAACACGGAGCACTTCTATTTCGGTTACCAACCATTCGTTTACCTTCACACTGGCAATAAAGTCTGTACTCAAACTGATAGTGGCAATGTTATGTACACCCTTCATTGAACCAAAGTGTTCAATTCCAACCACATAACCAATGGCAAAATCGCATAAGTTAAGCAAGATACCACCACCAACATGACCCTGTGGAGTACGCTGATGTTGAGTACTTGTGCGATATCCAATTTGTGTTTTTTGTCCATCTATTTGTTTGATATAAAAAGGACCCATCATACGCAACACAGGTGGTAGCGGGTTAATTTCTACGAAACCTTCTGGGACAACAAATTCCATTTTACTAATCCTTAATAAAGGGGGACTTACGATTTACATCTGCCCCCGTCCGCGACCAACGGAACTTATTTGCCCGACGCCGCAATAATGTACTTACCGAAACGCTTATGGAACTCGTCAAAATTCTTCATCTTGCCTGGCACCATGGGCAGGTTGTATGTGGTAAGTGCAACACGGGCACCCATTACAACCAATTCAGTAGTAAAATTAGCCATCATAAAGCCTAAGAAATTATCAGCCTGGGCATGCCAGTCTGCAAGTTTTTCCTTGCCCAACTTACGATATTGGTCTTGAAGCTCATAGCACATGCTGATGGTCAACGAGTACATGGCACTGACCTCTTTGACTTTGAGTTCTTTGACCTTGCCTGTCAACACATCTTCGGGGCGAGGCATCTGACCTGCAACCTTGCGGTGTGCCATGAACTTGACAGCAAGGCCTTCGCCCACAGTACCGGCAATCAAATCAGTCAATTCGGCATCTGTTGCATCCTCATCATACAAGAATTGGCTCACAAAAGTCCATGAGCGTGGTGTGGCAAATGCACGGCTTGCTGATTTTGGATCAAAGTCAAACATGTCTTGTTTGGCAAAGCTCAAATAACCTACCACATCTTTGTGGACTTTTTGTCCTACAGCCCAAGTCTGCCAACTCTCAAAGTCCGGGCGCACTTCCAAATGCACAAAGCGATTGGCCAGCGGACTGGGCATACGATAAGTAACACCCTTGTCCGACTCACGATTGCCTGCCGCAACAATTACAACATTGTCTGGCAGGTGATACTTGCCAACACGGCGGTTCAAAATAAGTTGATAACCTGCGGCCTGTACAGCCGGAGCCGCACTATTCATCTCGTCTAAGAATAGCACAATAATAGGATATTGTTTTGCAATTTCTGCATCGGGCAAGTCAATAGGAGGAGCCCAATCCATAACTTCTTTGTTCTTGTTGAAGAACGGAATACCACGAATGTCTGTGGGTTCCATCTGACCCAGTCGCAAGTCAATCATGTGTCCGCCCAAGTCTTCAGTAATGCCAGCAATCAATTCCGACTTACCAATTCCGGGAGGACCCCACAAGAACACAGGGCGTTTGTTTTTAAATGCACGAAGCACACGGCTACGACATTCATTGGGGGTTACACTACGGTTTTCGGTCACGGACATTACTTACTCCTTAAAAAATGTCGTTGTTACTAACACAGAATCTAGTTTACTAAAGATGTCTTTTGCAGTCAAATATAGAAGGCTGTTTTAAAATCTAAAGCATCGTACACAATTTCACGAACCATGGTGTCCAACACTTCGCCATAGCCCGGGACCTTTGCCAATTGTTCCAACAGTTTATACGTTTGGGGCCAATTGAGACTGTTGGCCTTGGCATGTTCTACAATGACAGCAACTTCTTTGTTGCCGGCATCTGTAAACATACCAAAATACGGAACTGTATTTACTTCGGACATTTCTAACCCCTTTTTAGTTTCTATACAAGTATTATACAAAAGATGTCTTTTTGAGTCAACCGTTATTAACGGCTCAAGTTCATAACACGAGCGTCAAATTCCATGAAGCTGACTTCAAAAGGAACAAACACTTGTTTACCAACACGACCCTGGTCTTGGGCATCGCTCCAAGAGTCTTTGGTGACATTGATCACAAAACAGTCGTAACCTTTATTGTCAATTTTGACCACAACACCTTCTACAAAACAATCTTCACGGCCCAGCATGGGCTTGAAATCGTATGCACGGATGGTATCACCTAATTTTGCGATGTTTGCGAACTTTAACATTTTGGCTCCTGTTTACTAGTTTCAATACATGTATTGTAATATAGATACCATTTCTGGGCAAACTACCCAAAAAAAAATGTGGCTAAAAAGCCACATTTAAAAAGTAGTACTAGAGTATTACTTTTGTAATTAACGGAAAATCTTGCAATTCCCAGTCAACCCAACCCTTTATTTGCTCATAAGTTACAGTTTCATCTACCCATTCGTACTTGAAGTTTCTAAACCCAACTACCAAGTGCTCATCAAAAGATGCTTTGAGTCTACTCTCAAGTTCCTTAATAGGACGACTTGGTCCAACCCACAAATCAACAAACTCGACAGCATGTCCGTTTGCACCTTCATAACTGTTGCGTCTCTTGTCTGTGTTGCTGGTTATACCAAAACAGGTACGTGTAACAATTTGATCGGCTCCGATAACTACACGTTTTTTCCAAAGATAAAACCATAATTGGTTAGACACATCAGATGCCATAATAAGTTGCCATATTGGTGACTGCTGGGACATTTTGTGTACCGCCACGATTTTGATAATCCATGATCAAGATTGGGGTAAGGCAACTGTCACTCCAACTGTCTTTGAGATTGTTTTTCTTTTGAAACTTCTTAAGACGTTCTTTGCAATCTCTATGAAATCCTGCTGGACTAGTGTACCACTTTTGATAGTGGGTAAACAAATCTGCTTCCAATTCGGGAGTGATTACAAAACCGTTTGCTCTAGCTTCTGCACTTAATCGTCCAAAGGTTAGAATAAAACCACCGTCTACACCGTCCTCAACCGGAAAGTAAGTGTCGTGCCACTTTAGTGCCCATTCTAGATCAGCAATACCGTTATTAAAGATAGCAGGAACTTGAGCGCCGTGATGTGCAATATTATTAAGACCGGAAATGTACGTGATCATGCCAGGCTTCTTTTTCTGCCCTTGCACACTGGCCGCAGGATACATATTGCATTTTTCCAATACCTTTTGAATTTGCTCACTTTGAACATCTTCTACATGAGTGGATCCATACAAACGAACACCGTTGACACGACTGCGATGAACATAAAAAGCACCAATTGGTTTACGTCCGTTTCCGCCCAACCGACGGAAGCCATAATTACCAACTGCTTCACCGGTATCGGTACTGCCGGGCACTACTAAGTCGTCATCAACCACTTTACATTGTATTTTTACACTAGAATCAATGAGTCCGAAATGTAGCATGAGTGCAAACGCACAACCACTTTGTTGTCCTTCCCAAGAACTATAACGACCAGTTTCTTTGATAAAGATAACGTTCAACGGTTGCATGATACGAGGATCAAATTTCTCAATGATGTTGTCTGCTATATGACTTTCTTCTACTAGACGTTGGATATCTACGTTAAAGTCAATTAAACTACAATCAATTTCCATTAGGCGCCCAAAATGTATCTGGGTGTAGACATTTTTCTTTAATCGTGCCTTTAGATTTTTAATTGAATCCAAAATCTTTTGACTCTTAATAAGAGGAGCAATACGAGTTGGCATATCCACATACTTGGATTGCGACGTGTTGCTGAGATTCTGATTTTGTATTTTCGCAACTGGTGCGAATGGATTGGCACCACGATTTATTTTTCTCGTGGCAGTAGGAGTTTGCGAATGCAAAGTATTTGACATAAATTTTCCTTTTGACCCCTTGGGGTTGTGTAAAGTATTTCTCAGGCCCTATTGCCTTAAAAACAAGTTTATTGTAAACTAAATTTCATTTGGTGTCTAGAGCTAAATTGTCCAAATATTGTCCCAGATCCCCGGCATGTAGTTGTAGCATGACCGCGTCAGTTTCGCTTGACACCACCAGGTGTGTTAGGTCTCGAATGTAGTAAGGTTCTTGTAGCAGTCGTTCTAACTGCAACAAGTGTTTAGAGCCAATCTTGTGTGATAACTTTACTTCGTGGTACCGCCATTGGCTATGTTTCATGGTCCATTGATAACCAGTACGGGTCAATCGCAGACTGTTGTGATTGGTGGGGTTATACCACCATTGATACTCTACTCCGACGAAACGTTCAACAGGATATCCAGCCGCGATGATGAATCGCTCTTGGAATTCTTGTTGCTTATGGGTAGATGCGTTCACCTTCTTTTAGCAACACCACTGTGAACTTGTCGGTCTTGAACAATACATTGAGTTTTTTGCACAGGTTGATGGCATGACCTGAATTTGAGAAGCTGACTTTTTTGTATTTGGGACCGGGATACGATACCAGTATGTTATGTGTTTTTAAATTGATGGGTTTGCCATCGTAATGAACTGCCCAAATGCCTTCGCTGGCCAACACCTGATCTGCTTTGTAGGTTGTTTTATTCACATGCTCAACAAGCACGGTTGGTTTTGGTCTTGACATTTTCGGTGTTCCTCGATACTATTATTTATCTCAATAACTATGTAGTTTATTTGAAACCACCACCATCCACGTCCAATTGAATGACATTGTTGCCGGTATTTTCCATTTTGGCAGAGATTTCAGTTACCAAGGCCAACACAGCAAAAATATCTGAGTGTAGGCTACGAGCATCTTGTGCAGACATGGTCAATTCACGACTGTGTGTTTGATTCATTGCTTTGATACGATCGTTAAAATTCTTGATATGAATACTGACATTATCCATTTTGTTTTCCTTTGGCTTGGAGCTCACTTTTAAAAGGCCCTTGGTACTCGTATCTATTTAAGGTGATCAGTTTTGGACAAAACTCATGTATCCAAGTTTGATTATACTTGATCATGTAATGACCTGCACAGAAAAAACTACGACTCTTGGCACTCTTACTGTATATGGGCAGTCGACGTGCCACATCATAAATTTCATTGTGACTCTTTGAGTTGCATGGGTATCCGTACACATCACCCGTGTTGACTGATTTGTCACGTGCTGGTTTGGTAAACTCAATATTGTACTTTTTGCTGATCATTTTGATACTGGCAAATCGTTCACGTTGGTTGTCGTGTACATAGGCGTAGCCACCCTCTTCAATGGCCTGTATGGTGGCTACCTTGTGTCCTGAATTTTCGACAATCCAGTATTTGTTTTTGACCACGGGTCTTGCGATTGTTTCACTCATGTTGTTGTTTCATTCTATGTAAGGTTATAATTTTTCCCAGTTCACGATCAAAGTCTTCCGCACCATCGGGAATAATGTAGAGCTCTTCTCGTTCATATCCACTGAGCGTGATACCGCTCTTTTCGCGTACATCTTCAGTGACAGTGATAATTGTTCCACCATTGGCTGGTGTGATTTTAAATGTTATACCTGGTAAGTTCATTTTATTTCTACTTGTGTCAATTGATAATGCGCCTAAGGGGACAGCACCATAGCCGCTAGAAGAGTACCCTGATAATCCTTGTAAGGCTTGGCCTTTGTATACATAGTTGCCACTATTACTCATGCTTTCATCAATTCCATGGCCACAATTTCTCCAATCCTCTGAGCAACATCTTCGTCATCGTGTATGACATGCACAATCTCATTGTTTCGATCCTTTTGACGATCGTAATTTCTTGTGGTGACCACGATACCGCCTCGAGCAGGAGTGATGCTGAGTCTAATGGGTGTGTCAAACTCACTAGTTGCTATTGTCATGCTGTCGCGGGCGACTTTTATGTCATCATCACGGTGTAACCAATTTCTAAACCAACTTCGAAAACTCATACCTGATCCTTTTTGTTTAAATCGCAATCGCAAGGCCTTCGCCCTTGCTGACAGTTGCCCGAACAACCAGGCTCGATATTGCGAGCATAAAAATACAGCCCTACAAGAAATGTAGCAACCATAATAAACACTACGACTAAATCCCAATCTACTGTCATGATTTTTCTTCCTCTACCAATGCTGTCACAACCTGCAGTCGAGCTTCGGCTTCTTTCAAATGGTCTATGGCGTCAGCTAAGGCTGGATGCCGCTCGGCCAAGGTTTTCAAACAAGCTTCTTCTTGCATTTTGCGTTCAACCCACATGATAGCACTGTCAGCATTATGCTGTAGACTGATCATGGCTGATCCATTGCCGCCGATTGGTATCCAAGAAGAGCCACCATCGTACACTTCAAATTGATTGTTGTTCCATCGCACCATGCCAGCACTGGGTCGGCTCATGTCAATATAAGGTGTGTTGTAACTTTGCCCAGTAGTTTCAACTTTTAAATAAGGTCCGTTGGCGTACATAGTTTTAATCATGCAAATACCATCCATGCAATGAAAATATATGTGAGTTGATGTGCCATTTGGTCAGCACCAAGATGGGTCCAAAACTCTTTTGTTTTAATGTTGCCATTACCATATCGTATTTTGGCCCAATCAATGTGATAATGCAACACAAAATCCATCAAGCCCATCAGCATGGCAAACGGAACATAATCAACCCCAGTGATGACCGCGCAACAAAACACCGTTGCCAACCCGTGTTTGATACTGTGATTCATCCCGGTTTGATCGCCGTAGATGCCTTTGCTGGCTATTTCTTCCGTGGTTTGATCAACAAAATCCACATACCAATGCTTGAATTGCAATAGTACCAGTAGAAATAGTATTTGTTCAACCATATTATTGGCTCATGCTCTCCAAGGATTGTCGCCACATGCGTTCGTCAAAACTTTCTTCTTTGTTGATCACTTTTTTTAGAATTAGTTCAACATATTGATTAAGGGTAATATCACGCTCGTGTGCTTGTCGCATCATTTCAAAAATCAAATCGTCATCTAAGTCCAAAGGAACATCCACACGACGGTCGTAGTCTTCCCCAGCAAAGATGGCCTGCGCCTTGGCCAACCAGTCTGCATCTGTTTCTAAATCCACGTAGTCAACATCATCCCATGCTTCTTTTCTACTGACGCCACGCTGTTTGGCTTCTTTTTTATTGGCTTTGGCATAGTCTGGATTGATCAATCGATACGCTCGTTGATTGACGTAGTCATGTGCTTGTACTTCGTACACCACTTGTGTTTTGGTATCAAACACAATGGTAAAACTGTGCCCATCCGGCTCACCATTCCACGAGTCCAACATGTGGGCGTCGGGCCCATAACATTTCCATCCATAGGTGTCACCCTCGGTAACACGATAGGTGACAGTTTCCATCCATTGTTTAAGAGAGATCATTGTTTATTTCCTTTCGTTGATTTACTACAATTTCAAGCCACCCCACCAGGGCAATTAGCCATCCGGTTCCGCTGGGCATACCCCATGTGGCCACCGTCATGATGATAGACATTATTAAAATAGCAATAGACAGTATTTCTTTAACTGTTTTTAACATTCTGGATAACTCCTTGATAAAAAATCCACATGACTTTGTGCATTGTCGCTGATGCGTTTTAAGTCATACTTGCCACAAAACTTTAGGAACTTGGTGCCAATCTGTGAGATTGATTTAACCACACTATTTGTGGCAATGGTGTCGGCAATAAGCTGTTTGATGTTGTCGGGCTGTGCAGTGAGATCAACCAACACACGATTGCGTTCATAGTCATCCAACACACGATGTTCGATACCATTATGGTCAACCCAACGTTGTAACATCATATTGTTCCAATTGAAGCCTTTGCTTTCGCGGTCCGCGAACGCTTCTTCAAGCCCAACCTTCTTTGAAGAACCTTTAGTGCGTACACCAGGGTAGGCCGAGAAGATGTTGTCAGTGGGGTCTCCACGCATACACTTTTCGAACAGTATCCATTTAGGGTCTGGAATAGTTTTTGCTTCTTTAGTTTTTTTATCTTTGACTGGGGCACCCTTTTTGTCAAAGATCCCGCTCGTGGTGTGTAACTCATCTGTGATTCCGTTGTACTGTTTTACATTGTGGGCCAGTAATTGATAGAAGTCGGTGTCTGAACTTACAATGATGTGTTCATCTCCAGGATGTGCTTGAATCCATCCTGCCACCAGGTCATCCGCTTCGAGTTGGGAGTGCTGGAGAACAGTACAATTAGACTTTTCCGCGACGAACGTTTTGAGTTCATCAAAAGCCTCCCAAAATAGTCGATCTTCTTCTTGTTCCGTTTCGGTGAGCGAGGCACGGGCAACTGCTCGATTTTTCTTGTACGGCTCATAGTAGTCCTTTCGCCATGAACGACCTTCTAAACAGAATATGACATGATCAGCCCGCTGATCGCGAAATGCTTTTGCAACACTACTCAGTGTGACATGTATGGCAAACCCAAGTCGGTCCCATGTGTCACTCTGACGATGTGCCGCATGTCGGGCACGAAAGAAAGTATTTGCGGTGTCTACAATAAGATATTTCATGTAGTTATAATAGCATATTATTCTTTATGAGTCAAGCACATTTGAACAATTTGGGTATATAAATGTTCGGCCCAGGCGGCATGTGCATCGGCACCAAAATGGTAACCGTTATCCCTTACTGGTTTGAAACCACGTGCTAGGCACCATTCGTAATAGGTACCTTGGGGGTTGTATGGTTCAAAGTAGCAGTTGTCCCATGTGTGTGTGTGTCCAAGTTGGCCCGAATCGAAATGACTGTAGGTGTTGAAGAATAAATGTCTAATGCCCCGACTTTTTAAATCCAAATGAAATTGGTGTATTTTGCTGTGTGCCTGACGCATTTCATTGCGCCAATCTAGTTCGGCAACGAATTTAGGATATTGATCCTTTAACCATTGGGGCCAATCCACACCAACACCACCGGCGTTGACTTGCCAATTGATACCAGTTGCCGGATCATTGAATTCTTTGCGTTCCCATGTACTCCATCCTATCACAACAAAGTCTGCATGCTGTGGCGCACGCTCGTGCCAACCAGTGACATAATTCCATGTAGTTCGTATAATTCGATGATTACTACTTGCACTCTCGGCATCACAATATAGAGTGCAGTTCATCTTATTGGCCAGTATCTGCCCATAACTAACTGCCAAGTTATCTGGATGTGGTCGCCGCCCCAGCTTGCGATATTGGCTATCGTCTTCGGCAAAGCAATATGTATTAACTACTTCTGCCCCGGCACTATGACTGTCACCATTGACGTAGAGTATCATACAATTTCCATCCAAGTATGGTCTCCCATGTACTGCACCTGCATTAGATATTCGTAACTATCCGGAGCGCCAGTGTTCCAGTCCGAGGGACCAGTCATGACCAATAGTGTTTTTTGTCGTCTAGTGTCCCATACCAACCAATAGGCATTGCCCATTACAACTTGGAACTGATACTCTGCGGCATGTACCGCATCAGCAACATCTAGTCTACGCTTGATGTCGTCGGCTTGTCGTTGCAACACTGTGACCAGTTCCATGATACGATCATATTCTTGCTGGGCATACATCCTGGCATGATTGATCATGAGATCTTTTTGTTGTGTAACAGGAACTAGATCAAACTTGGGTCCTAGTGTGCTGGTGGCGTAGGGCGTTATGTTCCTATTGAAAAAGTTCACCACAGTATTGCCCGTGACAATGTCAAAACTGTCACGTCCCCGGGCGCTGTTTAGTTCGTCGTCACTCACGATATGCAGGATTAGGAAACTCTAGTTCAAAGATGTGATAGGTGTTGTAGGCCGCATCGGTATCTTTTAAGGTTTCCATTGTGCGATTATGCTCGGCTTCCTGCAGGGTTGGGTATACGCCTGTGCCTACATAGTGGTTACCACTGGCAATATTACCGCATGAGTTAATATTCAAACCGTTCTTGGTTGACATTCTCAACAGTTGATAGTACTTTATAGTCAGTGGAGGCTTGATGGGTTCCATAATTAACTCACTGAAGTCTTACCGTTGCCTAAATCTTCTTGTGTTGGTGCACGGCCACCATTGGGTTGGTTGGCAGCCCATTGTTCGTAGTTTTCTGCTAGAATGTTACGGCAAACATTTTGGAACCACTGGTCCACCAGATCAGCATCTGTTTTACCTTTGTAACCTGCTCTACTCAAATTGGCAATAAACTTGTCGTTCCAGTCCAGTTCAAATGCACCGTTGCCGATGTTATCGGGATCAAGTTCTACGCTGATCACGCTGACCCAAGGCTCGCCTTTTTCTGTGGCCATGTCCTTGGGGCTTTTAACTGCAAACTCTACTTTCTTAGTAGCGGTCTTTTTTGCAGGAGTCTGCTTTGCCGCCGTCTTTTTAGCGGGAGTTGTTTTCTTCGTCACCATTTAATTTTCCTCTAATAGATATACGGGATCTGGGTCCACTGCACACGTTATTGAAAGGCGCGGGGCAGCCTCTGAGTGATTCACAACCTGATGTAATTCTCTTACACGAAGCACAGTAGGTTGGTTGATTGTGATTTGAGCTTCTAATTTAACATTGTCGATGCTGTGATATGCATAGTTGATGCCATTGGGTAATGTTTTAACAATAGGTTCCCATTTAACAGCACTAAAAAATCTAGTTTCAGATTCTGAACAATTCAACACAGGAAAATTAATACGTGCCGTACGTTCTGGAAAACCTTCTATATAATCAAGATCCTGATGTATATTTGACTCTTTGGGGAACAGTACTAAAAAAGAAATTCTTAATAGATTAAATCCTGCCTTTTGAAATAACGGATCAAGTTGATTGTAACAGTATGCGTGATCTTTCCTATTAAGAATATTCCAAAAAACACTTTTATTGAGAATGTGAGTCTTGCTCTGCACGAATTTATGTATATTCGCCACAGCAAGTTCCCAACCTTCTAACTCAATATGTTTGAAATACTCCAATTAATTTCCTTTAATTTTCCAGAACAGGTGTTCGTGTCGGTCGTGCCATCTGTATTCAAATAATGCACCACCAGGACCTGTATTAACACTGGCACCTCGATAAGCATACTCAAACCATAGAGGCTTTTGTGTTATATAGCATTTGGTTGGCCACCACACAAATTTAAGTTCCCACCCAATACAACGACGATCGAACGCATCATCTGACTCGTATGCATAACTACCTGCTCCGGTACCAAACATTATTTAGGTTCCCCATTCGTTCTTGAAGAGTGGCACTTGTAATCTATCACTGTACCGCCAGCCTTTTCGCATTGCCATTTCTGCCACTGCTCTATTATTAAGATGGTACACCTGTTCAACACCACCAACAGGCATGAC